AGCACATGCACACCAACAGCATTGCCCTCCAGTACGTCATGCACATGGAGAACGCAGACCCGCACGGTGCCGACAATCTGATCGGCGTCGAGCTCAACGATCTGTACCAGCAGTTCTGCAGCTGGCGTCTGAAGCAGAACGATCTGAGCGTGTGGGAGGACATGGCGGTCAAGCGTCTCTTCAACGACATCGTTGACTGGAAGCGCACGACCAAGCGTGATCCTTCAGGCGTCGGGTACAAAGGTGTGTACACCATCACTGGTTTCAAGCGCGATGCTCTCGCGTTCCTGGACAACTGGCGTACGCCAGACAACATCGAGGAAGTGGTTTCAGATGCAGCAACCGTACGTGTGGTGGAGGGATAACCCGAACTACACCATCGACACACCGATCCCGGATTCGTTCCTGCCTCTGGCGGGACCGCACGGCGTGGCCATCGTCCGCTCCTGGGATGACGGCAAGACGGACAAGGGGTGGGGCCTGCAGGCAAAGAAGCCTGACGACCCCACGTTCATGGAGCAGTACAAAGGTGAACGCTTCGCACCGAAGCGCACGCTCGTAGGTTACGAACGTGGAGCATGGAACTTCGCGTTCATCATGAGGTCGATGCGGCTCGTGTGCATCGACATCGATGGGAAGAACGGTGGGCTCGAGCACGCTGTTCGACTCAGTCCGTTCCCACACACGCTGGCTGAGACCAGCAAGAGTGGCGACGGATACCACCTGTTCTACGTGACCCCAGATGACGTCTGGGATGACGAGCTCGGATTCGGTGGCTACAGCGACCGGATCGGAATCGAGCAGGGTGTGGACATCCGCGGCACTGGCTGCGTGTACCACTACCCAACACAGCGGTGGAATGGGCATCCCATCGCCATGCTGCCGGAGCACCTTGCTCGGCGGCTCAAGCAGTCAACTCAGAAGATCCAAGCCCGGACTGCTGAGATCACCACGACACTCCTGACTGGAGAGGACCACGAGGTTCTGATGATGAAGGAAGCTCTGCTCGACGACCTGAAGAAGCCGATCCCGGCGGGCCGTCGCAACAACACGCTGTTCGCTCTCGGCTCGCAGATGAAGACCGCTGAGATCGAGAACTGGCAGGACACGGTCCATGCTCGTGCGATCGAGGTCGGCCTGAGCTCGGACGAAGCGGACAAGCTGGTGTCGAACATCGAGAACTACGGGGTGTGACGTGACAGCGAACGCCGCCGTCTTGAGGTCTGACCTTGAGACGGCGGTGTACCTGTTGTTGGACACCAACCAGATCACAGCCGATGGAGCGATGAAGCTCCTCGCCATTCTCACAAGGGGATACTGATGCAGGACGAGATCGCAACGGTTCGAGGCGGAGTCCTCGACGAAGCCAAGGGCTACATCACGCAGGACCGCAACACCGACTACGGAACACCGGAGTCGAACTTCCAGACGATCGCACAGTTCTGGTCGACGTACCTCGGTACGGATGTCACCGCCATCGACGTCGCCACCATGATGATCCTGATGAAGTGCAGTCGGCTGCAGACCAGCCCGACCAAGCGCGACAACTGGGTCGACATCGCAGGCTATGCGGCCTGTGGTGGTGAAGTCGCTGACAGCATCGTCAAGAACAACCCTCCGTTCTGATGGTCTACAAGGCGCATCACAAGCGCCCACGATCCCGAATCTGCGTATGCTGTGGGTTTGCTCTGACCAAGATCCATGACGGCAACCCGATGTGCGAGGAGTGCCTCAAGAACGAAAGGGATGTTGGATGAAACCCGATCGACTGCACATCAAGTTGTTCGTCACGCTCTTGCTCGCTGTGCTGGGGTTAGGGTTCGTCACCTTCCTTGCATTGCAGCGGCAGAGCACGATCGAAGATCTGCAAGAGCGACCACTGCCAACAGTCACAGTTGAAACACCAGGGCCGGTCAGGACCAAGGTCGTGACGACACCCGGTCCAACTCGCACGGTGTACATCAGCCGAGCCAGTCGTAATCAAGTATCACGACAGTCCGCACCTGCTACTTCTAGCTCCGTAAGTAGCACGCTGGCTTGCATTCGCAAGCACGAATCGGGTGGGCGCTACACCGCCACCAACGGGATCTACCGCGGCGCATATCAGATGTCGACCGAGTACTCCGACACCTGGGCACGGCGTGCCGGCTACGAAGAATGGGCGTCAAAGCCTGCTGACAAATGGCCGCCGGCAGTGCAGGATGCTGTTGCAGCCAACATGGGAAGGAGCGGGTGGGGTCACTGGTCGAAGTGGACCAGCTACAACTGTCCCGGGTTCTGACAGCGGTGGAGAGGGGGCTCTATCTAGGAGCGGAGGAGGGGCCTACGGGCTCCTCCTCCTCTTCTTTTTTGTGTATCCTCTGCCCATGACTCAACCATCACGGGTGCATCTGACCGAAGCCGAGCGCCAATTGCGCGCACAGTTCGAGGCCACGAAGCAAGCGCGTCGGGTGTCACCATCTGACGCCAAGGCTGGAGCTCAGGGAGGTACGCGGCAGGTGCGACTCCAGCAGCTGGTGCTGCCTGAGGAGGAGCGCGGCAGGATGCCGTTCACCAAGTCGCAGTACCTCATCAAGGAAAACCCACAAGAAATTTTCTGGGAGCGGGAGCTGCGCAAGTTCCTACGCCGGCTCTCACCTGAACACGAGCACCGCGTGTCTGCCGTCATGGTCTGGGAATGGGCGACAGGTCTGTCGGTTGTGGATCTGGAAGCAGCGATCAAGGCCGGCACAGCTGACGGCAAAGCGACGCATCGCTCCGATCTGCGGAAGCTGAACGCTCTGCTGCGGCACTACTTCGGCAAGCCGTACATGACGTACATCGCCGGGCGCAAGGTGCCGCGTGCGTACACCGTGCGCAAGGGCTACTACATCAAGCGTCACCGGCCGGTGAGCCTGACGCTCTACGCCGAGTACTGCGAAGGCACACTCGTCGCATGACGCAGCACCCGATCCGGGTATTGGAGGACGGCACCCGGGTCTACAGCAACGGCACCCGTTACAAGCCTAAGCCTCTGGCTGAGCGCAAGTACAAGGTGCGTAAGCCTGCTGACCCACGCGCCGTGAGGTGGGGTGGAAAGTGGTGGGTGGAACCTGAAGTGGTGGATGAGAACAAAAGGATCATGCCGCTAACGCGGCCTGATCGGGAAGCGTTCGATCATTATATGGAGGAGAAGTTGAGGTGTAGATGTGAGGTTTGTAAGAGGAGAGAAGGGCGCGAGTGGCGCGATAAGGCAATCGCCGCCGTCAAATCCGGAGCGACTGCTGCGCCTCAATGACCTCATCATCGAACTGTGATCCACCCTCGAGCCGCTGAAACACCTGTCGAATGGAGACCAGGTCTCGAGCCATGATCGCCTGCAGGATGAGCGTGGCCGCCGTCTTGTCAAGGACGTCGGGGCTATCGTTGTAGACGGTCTGCACCACGCCGAAGCGTTGGTTCCACAGCCACACGACACGAGTGTCCAGGCTGGCTCGGTGCTTCTCGGGAACCTCACGTCGCCAGCGTCGGTTGGTGGCAACCAGTTCACTCGCCATCGTCGGAACCCTCCAAGTCCTTGAACACCAGCTGCTGGCGTGTCCGTGTGGCGGGGTGCGAGCCGGCACGGCGCTTGCCGACCAGCCGCTGGAAGATCAGCGTGCGTGCGGTGTTGGCTGCAGCCATCGACTTGCGGTCCGCCAGTGCTGCGTTGTTGGCGATGTCGAACAGCGTGCGGCAAATGAGCTCATGCGCCGGCAGTGCAAGCAGATCGTCCGTCCCGAACTCGGGGTTGTCGACGACGTTCTGCAGCGCCTGCTGAATGGTCACATGTGCCATCAGGCTTGCTCCTCGTACGTCGCAGCAAAGATGTCGGGCTTGCATGGGTAGAACTCACCCTGTACGCCTTTGATGATCCAGTCATCAACATTGGCCTGCATGTCGCCTTCGAGCGTTGGAATAATTAGTGGCCCGCCGCTCTCGTTATGGACAGTGAAACGCCTGACACCGACAAAGTCTTCGATCTCGGCGTAGTTGCGGCCGCGCCACTGAACGGCTTCTACAACAACGGGCTTCTTGCGGAATCGGCGTGCCATCAGGCCCACACCCCTGTCCAGTCTTCCTCGTAGTCGACAGCGCCACGCGGTGTCTGACCGCTGGCCTCGAAGAACTCGCCGTTGAAGAAGTCCAGCTCCTTCGTGGCCTGCACCGCATAGCGCAGGGCGTCCATCATGTGGCTGTGCTGGTCGTGCAGCGGCTGTTCGTTCCACGTCTGCAGCCTGGTGTTGAACGAGTACTTGTAGTTCTCCAAGCACTCGAGCAGCCACTGGCAGTTTGTCTCGTGGACGATCGTGTTGTACAGGGTGAGCCGTGTCTGCTGGATGTCGGTGATGATCGTGTAGTCGCCGGCCCTGGAACCGGGCACCTTCCACACCTTGTTGGACTTCGCCAACACCGCCACGTTCGGGAACCGCTGGCGCATCATGTCGGCAGGTGTGGTGTTCACCGCCTTCTCGTGGTGGTCACCGTCCCACGGCAGGATGATCGCAGCGATCCGATTGAAGTAGTGCTTCGTCTGAAGCACATCCACGTACTCAGGCAGCGCCTTGCCGTGGCCCTCGCCACAGTCGTAGAGAAAGAGTCGACCGTTGTACCACTGGAAGGCGATCCAGCTCGTGGCGTCTGAGTGCATGCCGGACGAGCCGATGTCGAACACGACGTAGACCGGGCGGCCGCCGTCAAGGTTGAAGTCGTGGATGCGGCCGTCCTTGGTCATCGCCATGAACGCCTCGCCGTACACGGCAGCTGCGTCCATCTCCTCGAACGAGCAGTAGTACTCCTGCTCAAACATGCGATCGTTGCCGAATCGCTTGAGGTATGTCTCACGGATCGTCTCGAGCTCAGGCTGGGTGAGCACCGCCGGCAGCCCGTTCTTCTTCATGATGGCGTTGATGTCATCGATGGTGCGGATGATGACCTGCGACTCAGGGTTCCCCTGCAGCGAGTCCATCAGCGCCCATAGCGGGTTCTTCCGCTTACCTCGGGGCGTGCTCACCACCATCAGCCGCTTGTCCTCAGCTCGGTTCTCGAGGATGGGCAGCAGCCGGGGGATCGGATCCTCCCGGTAGAACAGCGCCAACTCGGTGATGGTGTAGTCCTGGAACGCAGTCCCCACACCTGACTTGTCCTGCCCGGACTGAAAGTAGCCCTGCAGCTTGAGTCGGCTGTGGTTCTGGAACCGGCCTTCCATCACAGTGTCCTTCCATGACACGAGCTCAGATGGCACGTTGTCTTGGAGGCCACGGATGTACTCGCCCGTCTCGGGGTCGATGTACGTCTTGTCCCACAGGATGTCGCGGATCATGGGGTTGGACAGGCTGATGTAGACGCCTGTCGTCTTAGGCGTGCGAAGCCGCGCATCGCACTGCTCCATTGAAGCAGCGACATCCTTGCCGGTCTGCCGCGGCAGTACCGCGATGCCGTACCGCTTCGAGCGCCACATCCTGTGGAGCTCTTGCTGGTACGGCCTCGGGTGGTAGTAGACCGGGAAGTGCAGTTGGCTCACTCGGGCTGGTCGTCGAGTCCGGTCAGGGCGCGGAAGGCCGCCGACACGGTGGTGCCGCCGTCGCGCTCGAACGACTCGATCGAGCCTTCGGGGGCGGGTGCGACGGTGTCAGCAGGGACAGTCTCGTCGTCGACGACGTCCTGCGTGCCGAGCTCGGGAACGAAACCCTCCGGCGTGGATTCGGGGGTCTCACCAACAATCGGGGTGTCTTCGATGACGTTCTCTTCAGGGGTTGCTTCGGTCATGGTGATCTCCTCAGATCTTCAGGTTGGGCAATCCGATAGTGCCGAACAGTGTGGAGAAGTCTTCCGCCTGGCCTGCCGATGCGCCAGCCTTCGATGCGATTCCAGCCTGCGGAGGGTCGGCGGCAGGGCTGGACGGACCCTGGGCCGACCCTCCGGCAGGTGCCGGCGGCGCGCTCGGCTGCGAGGGGGCTGCTGCCAGCTGCTTCCGCAGGCTGTCAATCAGAGGCTGCACCGGGATGGAGTAGCCCCTGAGCTTGCCTTCGACACGGACCTCGTACGGCGTGGCCATCTCAGCGAAGGCGTTGGCCAGCTGAGTGTTGAAGTTCGGCGTGCCAGGGATGAGGTCTCGGTTCTGCAGGAACAGGTCGACGGAAGAGTGGAGGGTCTCGAGATAGTCGCGTGACCCTTCCATCTTGGTCTGTGCCCGGGACTGGATCTCGGGGACCAGGATGCTCTTGACCGCTTCCTGCCACTCGCGGGCGTCGTCGGAGCTCTTGAGCGTCTCCATGTCACCCTGAGCCCCGCCGATCTTCGGAACCTGTGTGCCGACCAGGAGGCGGGGGTGCTTCTCAAGCGCGTCGAAGTACGGCTTGTACTCCGCCTGAACCTCGCCGTACGCCTCCTGCTGGAAGGCGCGCCCGATGTTCTGCTCGATGGTGGTGCTGAGGCTGCCGAGCCTTTCAGCTACGGCCTTGTCGTCGAGTCCAGCAAACCCAAGTCCTGCTGCATCTCCACCAGCGGGCCCGGCTGTGCCTTCAGCAGATCCACCAGCATCCCCTCCACCACTCGCAGCTGCGTCAGCAGATCCTGCGTCCGCTGCTCCCGCATCTGATCCTGGCGTTCCATCGCTTCCGCCAGTGGTCGGAACGCCTGGAGCAGCTGGCTGTTGACCATCTGCTCCAGCTCCCACAACTGGGGCGCCTGTGACGGGATCGGTGGCGGGTACTGCAGGTGCGGCGGGAGTACCAGCGGCGGGATCGAACCCACCGCCTGCTGCACCAGCAGCTGGATCTGTGCCAGCAGCAGCTCCCGATCCTCCGCTGCCGCCCGCTCCTTGGTCGCCTTCCTCCGCGACCAGGACATCCATGAGAGCACCGAACGCCACGTCGCCGTTAGACGTGATCTCCAAGCCGGTGCGCTGGTCCCCTCCGGCTCCTGGCTGCTCACTCACTGGTCACCTTCTCCGCCTCGTCGAGGAGAGCCTGCAGCTCCCCCTGCAGGGTCTCACGGTCGGCGTCGGTGAACTGGAAGTTGATCTGGTCCAGCAGCCCCGTGACGCCTTCCGGCGAGAAGAACATCGAGTGAACCTCCGACAGGGCCGCCACCTGGATGGCAGCATCCTCAGCCGTGTAGTCCCACTCGAGCTCCCACTGCAGGAACTGCTTCTGCCACGTGATCAGCACGTTCTTGTAGTGGAAGGAGTTGTGCTCGACGTCCTCAGTGGCACTCGTGACGTTGAGGCACTCGTCGTCGGTCTCGATCTCGAACTGCAGGATCTTGGCCAGGTCCATGATGTGGCCGAAGTAGTAGTCCTGCAGCAGCCCCGCGTCCTGCACCCGGACGCCGGTGTGCTTGGCGGCCATGCGGGTGGCCCACTGCGGGGTGATCCGCTTCTCGGCCTCGGACGGGGCGCCGCTGACGATGGCGGACCAGATCTCGAGGATCGAGTGGTACGGGCCCTCAGCCACCGCTTCGAGCGGAACGTCGCCCTCCGGGGTGTCCAGGATGTCCTGAACCGTCAGCTGACCTTCCAGCTGGGTGGTGTCGATGTCGGGCGTGGTGGTCTCGTCGGTCATGAACCGATCCTTCCGGTGAGCTGCAGCTGGCGGAACTCAGCCTGGATCGTCTGGATCACAGACCGGATGTCGTAGCAGAGGTCGTTCTCGATGTAGACCCGCTTGATCGTGCTGGGTACCAGCTCGACTCCGCCGTAGTACTGCTCGACGTCGGCCAGGTCGAACGCCTCTGAGCCGCCGTAGCAGTGGATCTTGAACGGGAAGCGCGGGTCCTTGTAGATCCCGACCTGGTAGGAGGGCAGCGTGATCTTGATTTCGGCCGCCTTGCCGGGGCCTTGGCCCTCGACCTCGAAGGACTCGACGTACTCACCGGCCTTGACGGTCTCGGTCTGCACACCCTTCTCGACGTAGCGGAGGATGCGGCGGCCACGGGGCTTGGCGTACGCAGGCTTGCGCACCTCCTCCTGGTACCACATGCGCCCGGCGTCGTCGATGCGGATGACCTCCGCGTCCTCGTTGAGCGTGCGCTGGCCGGGCAGTTCGTCCGGGTTCGGGCGGTTCTGCCGCAGCGGTTCCGTTGGCGGCAGCTGCACCGGCGGAGTCGGGACCGGCTGGGCCGGCGGCGGCCCGAGCTGCGGGTGGGCGAAGAGGCTGTCGGGGTCGAGCCCGTCCACCTCGGCAGGGATCGGCTCGGACGGAGTGGGCTGCACGTCGTCGACGTCGCTCGGCACCTCGATCTCGAGCACCTGTCCGGTCGCGTTCTGGAATCGCTCCAGTTCAGCGTGGAGGTCGGCGAGCGGATACTTGATGTACCCGCGCCCCTCCTCGGGCTTCCACCCGGCGGCCTTGAGCGCCTTCCAGATGATGGAGCGTTCGGTGTTCTGATTCATCCGCAGGTCCTTAGGTGGGTGGCGGGTTCAATCCAGGCGGAGACTAGCACCCGGATTGAAGAGATGTACACCCGTCGCGCATGCAGCCAGGTTGGGCGTGTCGCTGTGACACCTTGTGACACCTTGTGACACCTGCCAAGTGTCACAAGAATTCCGGGCCCACACTGGGCAAAACGGGTTGTGACACTTGTGACACCTCAAAACGCGTACTCTTTATATCCACCCCTTCTTCCTCCTTCTCAATAGAAGTTTTGAAAAAGGGGTGTCACAAGTGTCACACGCTGTTTCAGCCCTTCTTGCCCAGTACTGGGGCGGAAGTGTTGTGACACCCCGCAGGTGTCACAGGGGTGTCACAAGTGTCACAAACTCAGCGTGCAGCCTTGAACCCGGTCTTTCGGCCTAGTCGAGTCAAGGACTGAAGTCCCGGTCGACCGTCAGCATCTTTACCCCTGAAGCCCAGCTTGCGCTGCCAGAGGGCGTAGGCGTGCTTGGTCTGCGCCCCGAAGTAGCCGTACTCGGCCCTGCCCGAGCGCAGGAGCGGGATGTCGTAGCCCGCCTTCATCAGCGCCTTCTGCAGCACGGTGACATCGCTGTTGGTCTTCCCAGGCTGCACGTTCCGCAGGTTGACCACCGGCAACGGCTTCGGCTTGGGCTTCGGCTTGACCGGCGGCTTCGGCTTGGATGCAGGGGTGAGCGCCCGCTGTACCTGGGAGCGGAACACGTCCATGTTGATGCCGTGCGGATCGATCTTCCGGCCTGGAGCGTACTCCTTGTGGGAGGTCACCCGTTCGGCCGAGCCTTGCCCCATCAGCTGGACGAGGGCCGCCACGCCCTTCACCAGGGATTCGTACTGCGCCCGCGGCCAGATCTCACCCGTGGTGTGATCGACCTCGATACCGTAGGTGTAGGCGTTGCCACTGTTGCGGGGGATCCAGCGGGCGCTGGGGGCCGCGTCAGCCCCGCCCCCGAGTCCGGCATGGTTGGCACGCCCCGCGGCCAGAACGTGCCACGTGCCGTCGTAGGCGACCCACAGGTGACAGACGGGTGGCGGGTTGGTGGGACTGCCCACCTCGGCGCAGTAGCGCGGCAGAGCCGGCGAGGGGCCCTTGGGGGACGCATCGTGGTGGATCATGATGCCCTGCGGGTTGAACGACCCGGTGGATGCGGGGCGCGACCGCTCCTCCCAGCCGGGGTACTCGACCACCTTCAGGCCCTTGGCCCTGAGCCACTCCGCGATGTACGGGTTCTTCTTGATCTCACCCATCGAGAGCCACCTCATCGCCGGCACCGTCTTCGACGTCGTGCTCGTTCGGGTCGAGTGGCGTGCCGTCCTCGTTGAGGATCTGCTCGTCGGGGACTTCGACGATGTCCTCGGGACCAAAGTCCTCTGGCAGTGGCTCGGTCATGGCGCTCCTCCTCAGGGGCGGGTGTAGTCCATGTACGGCGTTGGGATCCCGTTGTCGCTGTACACATCTGGGCCTTCTGCGACGTTTGTCCCATATTCGTACGATTCGATAGTGCCGAACTCGTAGCCCACGTTCACACTGACCGGGGTGTAGCGGTACTGAACAGCCGTTACCTGCCCGTGACTGTACTCCCCAGGCACCGACCCAGCGTAGAAGAACCACTCCATGATGTCCCGGCGCAGGGCCAACATGTCCTGGACATCCCACACGGCCTTGCCGTGGTCGTACGGGCGATCGTCGGTGAAGAGCTTCTCGGTGTCAGCGCGGCGGCCGTTGATCTCCTGGCCCTTGATTCCGTACCGCACGGTGCCGGTCATGTTGCCGAACGTCGGGACCACCTGCTGCAGGTGGCACCAGGCGTCGTGGGCACGGTTGGCACCCTGGGTGTTGGTCTCGAAGTACCACTCGATGGGCTGCTGGTAGACGACGTAGCTGGATTCCGCACCCTGCACGGCGTCGTCCATGCGGTAGTACGGGTCCAGGTAGTAGATTCCGTCCGGCCGCAGGACGCCAAGGCGAGCGCGGTTGCCCACGGTGAAGACCTTCAAACCGTGTGCCTGGATAGTGAAGCGTGACCAGGAGCCCGCTTCACTGGTGATGTCGTAGACCCACAGCTCGTTGCCCCTGCAGCCCGGCTCCAGGAGATCCCCGAGGGCGTTGTTCACCAGCATGTACAGCCGGTTCTCGAGCTGAGCCGTCACGATCTGGGACTTGTTGCGCAGGTCGTGCCACTGGTTGGCGATGTCGTCGGTGACAACCTTGTGCTTGAGGCTGTAGTTGTTGGCCGTCGACTTGACCAGCCCGTAGTCCACCGGGCGGTACAGGCCGTTGTTCATGACCTCGGAGCCGTAGACCGCCTCAGTGCCAGGGGTGTTAGTCACCTGCTCGAAGCCCATCACCTGGATGGTGCCGGTCGAGTTCTGATTCACCGAGGCCGGCGCCATGTAGTACGCGATCGATTCACCGTTGTCGCCATTGCACAGGATGGTGAGGGTGTCTACGGACTGCGGGTTCTGCCACAGCTGGACGTCGACCGGGATGTTGAGGTTGCCCGAGGTCAGTGTCTTGCTGCCACCACCCTTGGTCGGGGTGAAGTTCATCGAGTCGGCTGGTGCACGCGAGGTCCACTGAATGCCTGCCGGGTTGGTCGGATCGCCCACCAGGATCATCCGCTCGCCGGCAACCAGCCCATTGCGGTGGCGCGGGGCCTCGGAGTAGTTGGTCCGGTTGTCCTTCGTCGGCAGGTTCAGGGCGTAGCTGGTCACCAGCTTGCGCGGCGTGATGACCAGGTACCGCCCCGGATCGGCCGGCGCCGGGTCCGCGTCCGGACTCGAGCGAATCAGACCAGTGCCCACCAGGTCAGCCTCGACCGGCACCGGAGACTGATCGGACCAGGACATGGCGTAGAGATTCCACTTGAGCGCGCCTTCGTCCACGGCCTGGTTGTAGACCGCGGTGGGGATGATGGCCGCAAGTTGGTCGCACGCCAGGAACGGGTCAGTGGTCGCATCACCGCTCGGGCCGCCAGACGCATCCGGTTCCTCCCAGTACCAGTTCGACCAGGGGCGCTGCATGCGAACCTCGGTGATCTGCGAAGGCGTTGATTCACCCGTTTCGTTCTCGAACGTGTAGAAGAACGCCATCTTGTACGGATTCTGGCCGGAGCCGCCCGCCTTGATCAACGTCGTCGCAGCAGGGGTCTCCGCCACCAGAGTTGGTGTGGCACTCCACAGGTAGGCACGACGGCTACGGGATGCGTGCGGGCGCAGCGGGTCTTCCCAGTTGAACAGCAAGCTGGAGGTGTCGGCCATGCCGCCATCGAAGTAGCCGGGGTCGGCAAGATTCGTGGAGCACAGCAGCGCGTCATCGACGAAGAAGTACTCGCCGCGAGCCAAGCTCGAGACAGATACCTCGAGCTCGCCGGAGGGGTACGGGGCAGCAGTCTTCGTGACTTCGATTCGTGCAGCCATCCCAGTGGTGAAGGAGGTGGTGTCGCTGACAACATCGATGGCACCTGACGTGCTGTGCGTGCGGGAGCGGATGGTCACCGATCGCGTGGAGTCGCTGTCGGATCGGACATCGATCGATGCGTACAGGTATTGGCCGATGGTGACGGGTGCCCGGTTGCTGGTGAGCTTGATCGTGGCTGCAGGGTGGTAGACCGACGCACTGTTGTAGGCCGTGTCCACCCATTCGCATGATGCCGACGCTCCATCGAAACCAGTGGTGCTCTCATCCTCCTGGCAGACGATCACGTCACGCACCCACACGGAGTCGCCTGCAGCGGTTGCAGTACCACCGAACCCAATGCGCATCGCCACGGTTCCATCGGGCACCTGGATGGAGTCGCTGACGAAGCGGGTCGAGCTGTTCTCGGGGATCGGGATGCGCAGCGTGTTCTCGATCAGTGCGCCATCGATCGTGTAGAAGTCGACGAGCAGCTCAGGTGCGGTGGCATCACCGGTGTCCGGGGTGAACGCCACCTTGTAACGCTCGAAGGGCTTGATGCCATCGGAGAACTTGTGGGTCTGTCCGACGTAACGACCAGCTGCGGTCGACTCGATCTTGAGATGGTTGACGGTGGCAGAGAGTGTGGCCGGCATATCCGGGTGGGCAACCCACCCACCGATGTTGACCCCGACGTTACGAAGAGGGTTGGGTACCGCGTTGGTGCGAGACGGCTTGGACGCGAGTCGCAACTCACCATCGACAACCAGCATCTCCGCGTTGTCACTGACCGTCCAACCGTAGTACCCGCCCTCGAAGGTCGGGTTCTCGATCCCGTTGAAGACTTCGTAGTACCCGTTGTGGTCGAAGATCCAGTCGGCATCAGGGTGGATGACCGACAGCTTGTGGCTCTCGACCCACTCCGGCACGGAGATGGTGGTCAGTGCCTTGGCCACCTTGCGTTCGCCGACATCGAAGTAGCGCGCCGGCTCGCCGTTGTCGGAGAGCGCCAGGATCTTGTTGTTGATCTGCAGGTACTTGACGTAGGTGGTGTCCGCGCTGAACCGCAGCGCCTCCTCGCCCTGAGGGATGCGGAAACCGATCTCGGCTTCCTCGAGCCCGTACACCGAACGCCAGGTACCGGAGAGCAGGAGGGCGCGGAAGCCCACGGTGCCATCATCTTCTCGAACGGCAAAGAGCATGGCGCGTGACCCGTCTGCGACGTAGAACAGCTCCATCGAGCCGATCATCTCGAGACCCTGGAGCCCGATGCCCGCCGATTCCGGGAGGATCGGACTGTCCGGACCGAGCGTGTACGACAGGTAGCGCAGACCCGGGCGAACTGCGATGGCTCCGTTGCGATCGACCCACACGTTGTCCATGACACGGCAGCTCGCCGGGTCGGAGGCGCCAGGCGGGTACGCCGTCGACCAGCCGGTGAAGCCGCGGAGGTATGCCTTGGACAGCGGCCGATCGATCGGCTGCGCGATCTTCTTCTTGGGAGGCACTGAACCTCCTAGTTAGCGTGCGGGTGCTGGTGGTGGAATGCCGGCGGGACGAGCCCACTCTGCACCGGCACGATGGTCTCGTTGATATAGGGCGAATCCGACATGCGGGTGTCACGCTCGATGAGCTGGTACATCAAGTCCTTGTAGATGCCCTCCAGCGTCTGGACGCGGGGCTGCATGACCGGGTCCGTCTGCGCGTAGTAGAACGCTGCACGGGCGATGATGACGTCCGGGAAGTCGAAGTCGATGGTCTGGTGCAGCACTTCGTCCGGAACCTCTTCGCCTGACACGGGGAGGCGGAACATCTCCGGCTCACGCATGACGGTGGCTTCGATGGTCAGTCCATCCTCCGAGGCCCAGAACGGGCGGGAGAAGTCGATGTACTGCCGGGTCCAGGCGCAGCGCAGCTCCTCGCGGTCCGCGTACTTGTGCAGCGCATCGCGCGGAAGGAAGTAGGCCCAGCGCACGGGCTTGCCGTCTTCGTCCATCAGCGTCACAGCATCGTCGTTGATGATGCGAGGACGCTTGGATCCAGGCAGCGCGATGCGCTGTTGGCCCTCAGTTGCCACCCCTACCGTGGCTCGGGTGGCATAGAAGCCCCACTCGTTCTCGAGCGCGTTCGATCGCAACGCCCGATTCAGCTGGCGCGTGATGGAGCGGAAGCGGTCCTGCTCCGGGCGATACTCGAGATCGAGGCCGGTCAGCTGGTTGAGAACCTCAGCGACCGCCTCCTCAAGCGTAAGCTCGACCTCGGGGTTGCTCAACCTTCCCACCTCCGCAGCGACGCGCCTTCAGCCTTCTCAGCCTTGCCGATCGTGACAGCTGCGGCGAGGTTGGTGTTGGACTGGCGCTCCGCCACCTTGCCCTGCCCCTTGTAATTCTTCACCCAGTCCGGGAGCGGCTTCTGCTTGTAGTCGTTGCCGATCTCCTTGGAGGCGTTGCCGTAGGCAGTGTCGCGCTGCTTCTCAGTCTGCGCCATCTCACCCTTGCCTGCCTTGACACCCATCTCGCCAGCCTGCTCGTAGAGATCCTGCTGCTGGCCACGGATGTTCCCGAGCTGGGTGTACGCCTCACCCCGGCGGCTGTAGTAGTCCGTGTAGAGGCGGTCACGCTCCTGCTCCGCTGACATGTACATGTTCGACAGCGCGGTCTTGGTGTCGACGTTCAAGTCAGTGATGCCCGTGTTGATCGACCGCACCGTGTCGAAGTAGGAGCGATTGGCTTCACTTGCGTTGGCCTGCATGTTGCGAGCCGCCATCAGCATCGAGCGCATGGTGTCGGTCTCGCCGGCGCCCTGCTGAACCAGCTGCGCCATCGCGTCGGCCCGCTCGCGCGTCATGTTCTGTGCGGAGCCCATCAACGCATCGGCGGTGGCCTTCTCGTTGTCACGGGCTGTGGCGACGAACTGAGCACCACGAGCCTTAGCGCCCGAGGTGAGGACATCGACCTGCTGCTTGAGGTTCAGCCCGACGTCGGCCAGGTTGCTCTTGAGGTTCTTGCCGAACTGCGTCTTGAGCGCGTTCTCGATCGCTCGCGCCTGGCCTTCGAGGTTCTGCGCCCCGGAGAGGTAACGCTTGCCGGCGCGTCGCTTGTCAGCATCAGCGCGTGCGTTGGCTCGCTTCTCGGCAGCGAGCGCATCGGCTCGGGCCTGTGCCGCAAGGTCAGCGGCCTGATCGCGGGCAGCCTTGTTCGGGTCCTCAGGGACGACAGTCTTGGGGCGCGTGCTGCTCGACGTCTCCTTGGGGATGACCGGGGTCACACCTGCCTTAGCCATTGGCGGGTCCTCCTAGCCCTGCGAACGTGCGGACATCGTCGCCGACCCTGGCTCCTTCGGCTGTGAACCCGGTGCGCTTCTCCCACTGTGCACGGGTGTCAACGTACTTGAAGAGCTCGTCGATCTCCTGCTCGTTGAGACCGGCGCTCTTGACCGAGTTCCAGAAGCCGTTGAGGTCGGCGTTGGCCGGGTTACGCAGGTAGTTGTAGGCGCCCTGGTAGAACTGCTCCTGCTGGAACAGCGGGTCGTCCTGCGTCCGGTCGCTGTTCCAGCCCACGGGCTTGTCCTTCTGGATGCCCAGACCTTCCCAAACGGTTCCGACCCAATCAGGCTGCTGGATGTCCTGGCGCTTCAGGGCAGCGTCGATGAGCTCGCCCGCCTTGCGAATCGCCACAGCCGTCACACGGTCGCGGTTCTCGGCGGAACGCCCGTACGCGAAGTCGACCAGGTCCTGATTCATCCCGGTCTGACCCGTGGGCTTGATGATCATGTTGGGTGTCTGTGGCAGCTGGAACTCGAGCAACTCATTGAGCTGCACCGCAGCCTCGCCGGAGAGGAAGTCATCAAGGTCCTGACCCTGCAGCTCCATACCCAGGCCCTTGAGCATCTTGACCGTGTTGGGTGCGACGACGTTCGACCCGCCGCCCATGCCGAAGATGATGTCGACGTCCTTGTTGTACTGCTCAAGGTCTGCACCAGTGAGCGCCTGCTGCGTCTTCAGGTCCTGCTCACGTGCATCGAGCAGCAGGGTATTGAACTCAACAGCCCGTCGCTGATCTTCGCTCAGGGCGGCAAACGCATCGGCGGTCATGGGCGCACTCATGTCCCAGCCCGTCCGGATCTCCGGTGCCGGGTTCTTCGCCGGGTCGACCCACTGCCCGTTGGATCGCTGGATAGCACTCCAGTCCCGGTCGCTGATCTGGTAGGTGTGTTCCGTCAGTGGGTTCGCACTCTTCATGTCCACCAGGGCGAGCGGCTCCGGCTTCTCGGGAGCAGCCTGCCCATAGTTCATACCCGCTGCGGCGAGAGCAGCCTTCTGCTCGTCCGGGGCATTCCACTTCGGAATGTCCTGCAGGCTCCAGTTCGGGTTGTTGGGCTGCAGCTCGACAGTCGCGGTGGCCTGCTCCTCCGGTGTCTGAACGGTGGGCAGCGGGATCGGGCCTTCGCTCATGGTCCAGGACTGCGGGTTCAGCCACGGGGCATTCCAGTTGGCCGGGTTGAGCCAACCCCACCCACCACTCACTGTGGCAGGCGGGGCCTGGATGACTCGGGGTGCAGGAGCAGCAGCCGGCGCAGCAGCAGGCGCGGCTGATCCCGGAGGCGGCCCAGGAATCACCCAGCCCTGGAACTGTCCAGGTTGGTTGAACGTGGTCGCTCCGTAATCCGCCATCTGCTGCTCCTCTCTATTCCGGCTCGCGGCCTGTGACGCGGATCGCTGCCCGCACAGCGTTGCCCCGGCTGACGAAAGACTCGCCCGACGTGGCGATGGTGCGACGGTTCGCCGCCTTCACTCGCCAGCGCCAGCGTGGGACAGGCCCCCGCTTTTCGCGGAAGACCTGGACCCGGTCGGTGGGCTTCATGCTGCTGGCAGGGAGGCGCCCGATGCGGGCGAGACGGTGCCCGGCTTCTTGGCCACGATCAGGGACCACAGCAGCGAGAGGCTGGCGCCGGCAGCTGCGGTAAGCGCCTGCAGCCCGAGCACCTTGAGTGCCTGCCAGTCTCCAGCGAACAGGCTGTCGGAGACGGTCTGCAGCGGCAGCGTCACCAGAAACACCTGGACGAAGGTGCGGATCAGGCGCTCACGCGCATCGATCCAGAACTCCTTGGTGAGAACGTCGGACATGTTTCCTCCTGGGTTGATGGTCGGGGTCAGGGTACCGGATTCGGGGTGGGTTCGTTACCAGCGATCCGCACGATCTTCACCCCTGTAGGACCGGGGAACGTGTCGCACTTGGGGCGGGGTGTCGGGTTCTGAACGCAAGCGCGGACCTCGAACCGATACGTCCCGCTGGGCAGGTTCCCGTCTACATAAGCCGTGGTGGGATTGTCTCGGACGCACTCGGGGAAGCCACGAACGTCAAAGGACCGAGACACTACCAAGGTGTCAGATGTAGCGACCGCTCCATCGGGACCCGCAAAGTCAAGGATCGCCTGGACCGTGACATCGGTACGACCTTCAGGCTGACACACCTCCGGGGTCGTCCACCTGATGACATCGCCGGTCTCGAAGTACCCGCGCGAATCGAGGTTGGAGACAGTTCCCGTTCCGGTTGAAGTGACTCGCGGATAGGGCCAGAAAAGCCAGACCAGAGTGCCCAGCAGGATCACCGAGACAGTGATGACAGCGCCGAGCGCGGAACTCCAGGCGCGTTCCTTCGTTTTCTCAAGCCTCTCGGTGTCAACCATTGGATCCTCCGGTGAACAGGTAAAACGCGACACCGAGAGCGAAGGTCGCCAGCACGGGCAGCAAGATCCAGAACGCCTTGGCTGCACGGGGATTCTTGTCCACCTTCGTCTTCTCCAGGTGGTCAAGCCGGGTGTCAATCACTGCATGTCGAACACGAGCATTCACGTTGTAGGCGTCCCACACGAGCAGGACGTCGTCGTAGACGGTGACGAGATCGTCACCGTCCAGCGACCCGCTTCGTTCAACCTCGGTACGCAGGCGCTCCTTGGCGTGATTCAGGCGCTCTCGTACGGGGTCAAGTTCCTGGTCCATCAGATCGGCTCCACGCCAACGAAGTCAGACCCAGCAGTGAAGGTCGGGGTTCGGGTGGGGATGTTCGTGTCGTCCCAGATCATGTCGTCGAACCCGGTGGACCCCCCGACACTGTTGGCGAAGTTCATGTCCAAGAACCCGTTGGGAACCGTGGCATCCACGAGCAACGTGACATCCGGCGTGCTGCCATCGACGTTGGCTCCCTTGAAGACGGAGATCTCCCACTTCAGCGCCTTGCCACCACCGCCGCCGAGCGACCCGTACAGGCCGAGCGAGCCGTAAGAGCCGAGGCTGCCGTAAGTGCCCATCAGATCGGCACGATTCCGGCATACGAGTCGCCTGCGCTTCCAGCGCCAGCAGGACCGACCCACGTTGACGTGTCATAGGCGATGGAGTCCATGCCGATGTAAGTGGTGAACGTGCGCCACGCACCGCCGCCCGGCGCCTGCGACCACGCACCGACCACGACCTGACTCAACGCCCCCAGCGAAGTGAAGGAAAGCGAACCCGTGTCAATATCCGGGGTGCCGGTGGAAGCCGGGTCCGTCGTCCACACCTTCGCATGGCACGTTGTGGCGGTCAGCGCCGCCTCCACACGCACCCACGCACCACTATTCGGCAACTGGTTACTGGACCCGTTGTAGAGAGCGCCGTCGCTGGGGTTAGTTCCGCCAGGGTTCGCCTGAACCCAAAGTTGGCGGCTTGTCCCGAACCCAACAATGATCGAAGTGGCGAACGCTGATCCGTAAAGCGCCATTACCGCATGATTGTTGGATGGCGTGTAGGACAGCCGGTAGTAAGCCCGGAAGTAAGTAGTCGCAGACGGCGAGTTGTCAAAGAATCCCGCGAACTGCGTGGCGCTGGCCGTTGCCCCGGACAGGCTCCCCAGGTACGCCACTCCGTTGTCGTTAGCGAAGTCGGTGCTATTGCCGTTCGGCAACGAGTAAACCGTGAACGGGCTGGTCGCAGTCGGGTAGGCGCCGTTAGTGCCCTCGAAGTCCGCGATAGTTGTTGGCACGTCGCCCCCCTTACGGCCCGGTCACGGTGTTGTTGGAGCCCGTGTTCGTGTTGCTCAATCGGGCGGTCCCGCATTGGCCGATAGCGTTCGGGCCAATCGCGTTGTACGACCCGGTGCCACCGAATGAGACACCGACCAGGATTGAGTTGTCAGCGTCACCGATGACGTTGCCGACCACCGAACAGATGCGGGTATTGCCCGCAATCGCGATACCGGCCCTGATCCCCGACGACATTCCGAGGCCACTGGCGAACCACCACAGGTTGTTCCCTGACACGGTGCATTGGTAGGCACCGTCCATGTAGATGCCCGCCTGCTCCGCAGAGTCGAAACGGTTACCCGTGACGGTGTGACCGTCGCCCGCCAGGTACAGCGAATACTTACCCCACTGAGGTAGGCACCCGTTGATCACGAAGCCGTGCGAAGCGGAGTCGATGTAGATCGCGGAACCGGTCTGGCCCGCCACCGTGTTCACCAGCGCGGACACGCCACGAAGCACCGAGTCGTAACAGTTCTCAAATCGCATCGCGTCCAGGCGGGTCAATCCAAGGTTGGAGTCGGTGATGTACCCGATGCCCATGTAGTAGCCGTAGAAGGCGTGCTTGCCGCCCACCACATCCAGATCGTCCAGCACCCATTGGACGTTCTGCCCCGCACCCAAGGCGTTGCCGAAGCAGTTCACCGTGCCGTGCGCGGCAGACGGCTCCGTGGAGCCGATGATCCTCATGCCCCGGATCGTCACCGAATGAGTCGGCACCGCCGGATCGTTCGACAGCACCGCATCATCCACACCCCGCGACAGGACGATGGTGGTGCCGATGTTCTGATGCTGCGTCGTGCCCGTCGCCTTGACACCGTTCAACCAGCCCCAGCCGACACCCTGCAACCGGGTTCCGTTCCGCAGGATCAGCTCGCCGGTCACCCGATACACGCCCGGACCGAAGCGGACGATCCTGCCGTTCGCGTCGTCAATCGCCGCCTGAATCGCGGCGGTGTTATCGGTGCCACCCCAATCCGCGATAGCGGCACCGGACGTGAAGCCGGGGGCCGAGTTGATCGTGGCTGACATCCCATCGGAGGCGACCGCCGTAATCGTCCGCGTCACCGTCGCCGTAGAGAAGTTGGCGGGGCTGATGCGGATAGTCTTCCCGACGTCGGCATCCTTGAACGGGACGTCGGTGAACGTCCCCGCCACCGCGACGGCAAGCAGCGTCGTAGAGGCCGACGACGTGGAAATCAGCCAGCACGCCGCCCCGTCCGCGACAGCGCCATAGGCTTCCACATCGACAGCGTTGACACCGCCCCCAGCCGCATCAACATAACCCTTCGTCGCCGCATCCGTCGAAGCGGTCGGCGCCCCCAGGCCCGTGATCCGCTGCGACCCCATCGCCACCGCAGCCGTCGGCGCCGCCATCTGATCCAAACGGTTCGTGCGAACCGCCGTGTTGAAGTCGCTAATGGTGGAGGCGAGCTGCGATCCGGTGTGATTGGCGCGCTGCACCGCAGCAGCCTGAGCAGCCGCAGCGGAGCCTGCTGCGTCGTACGGGTGTGAGTGAGTCGCGGCCTTGCCGGGAAGAGCTAGCTCAGCAGCGTTGAGTCGAATGTCGACAGCGCGAACAGCAGCGACGATCTGGTTGTGATCGTCAATGTGTCCGGCTTCACCTTCACTGGCGCTGTCCGGCAGCGGCTCCGGGTAGGTCATGTCAGATCCACTCGATCACGACGGTCAGATCGGCAGCCGTTCCAGTGAACGTCGAGACATCGACAGTGATGTACTCACCATCGGCCCACGAGTTGTCAGAGAAGGCCGTGGACTTCTGCGTGTTCGAACCCACACCGATGATCGGGTTGGTGCTCATGCAGGCCGATCCGTTGATCTTCGGCACAACGGTGAGAGCGGCGGTAGCTACAGCCGTACCTACCGAAGCGCGTGCAGAAGTCAGGGTCCGCGTGACGCCGGAGTCGTTGTAGATCCGGTGCGTGCCGGTGCGGGCGGTGACGGAGCCATCGATGCCGAACACAACCTGGCCCTGACCAGCCTTCCGCGCGTTCACATATGCGAGTCCAGTGTCGAGGTCAGTGATTGCGCCTTCAACGGTGTTACTCGGGGCAACAAACGCTCCGGATCCGAGAGCGACCGTGACAGCCGATGCGGGGTGAGCGCCCGCAGCATTGCGGCTGGTGAGGTCGTTGTGAACAGTGGCTCCGCCGCCGCCGGAAGAATCCGTATCGTTCACCCAGTTAGTGCCGTTCCACTTCAGGACTTGGCCGTTTGTGGGTGAACTGATCACAACATCAGACAGCGCATCGATCGGGATACTCCCGAGCTTGGCTGTCGTGACAGCACCGTTGACAATCGCGTTGGTATCGACAGCGTTATCCGCGAGTTCCGAGGCACCGACAGCATTGGCCGCGATCTCTGCAGCTCCAACAGCACCTGCTGCAATGGTGGGGTTTGGGTACACCCCGGCCAGCGAGCCACCCGCAGCGCCAGACGGCGTACCGCCGCCACCAAGAGCCAAGTCATCGATGATGTCAAGAGCAGCTTCAACGCTGAGGGCCCCTGACAGATTGCCGGTGTGCCCGCTCGTAGCGATGGCGGACGCGAGGTGGGCGCCGCTGGTGTCGCCAATGTGATTCGTGACACTGAGGTTCAGGTATGCGAGTGCAGTATCAAGATCGCCAATGGCACCCTCAACGGTATTGCTCGGAGCAACAAACGCGCCTGATCCGAGAGCGACCGTGACAGCCGATGCGGGGTGAGCACCCGCTGCATTGCGGCTGGTGAGGTCGTTGTGGACTGTGACACCGCCACCACCACCACCGCCTCCACCGATCTCGACCGCGTGCAGCCGATCATCGATGTTGCTGAGCGCAGTGGTGATGTCGTTGTGGTCGTCGACGTGGCCGGCTTCGCCCGGTGTCGCGCCGTCAGGGATGTTCTCGGGATGCGCCATGTCGTCTTCCTAATCCTCGTAGGCCAGCGCGTAGATCGGGTTGTAGCCGCTGAAACTGCCGCCACCACCGCCACCACCTGTGGAGGAGACGGTGAGCGTGCCAGCGCCGTCGTCATAGTCGAGACTGACGTTGTCACCTTCGAGCAGCATTGCTGCAACAGCGTCTTGGATGGCCTCAAGCATGGTGGGTGCCAACGTGCCGGGAGCACCCCCAAGCCACACGGATCCGAGGGCCAGAGTGTTACTGAGGACCGTGCGAATCGTGGCACCGTTCTTGATGGTGAAGGTGATCCACTGCGCGGGGTCGGAGAAGTCGTAGACGTTCGTGTCCACCGTGTCCACATTGGACCCGATGATGAAAGAGCCCTTGGCGAGAGGGACGGAGTAATCCTCCGCCGTCACCAAGGTGATGTCGTAGGGGTATTCACCAGGCGCGAGGTCCAGGTCAGCAGCCTGCAGCTGGAACTGGCGAACCCCGTCGACGTCAAGGTCGACGCCGAGCTCGGTGAGTACTACCGCTCCACCCATCCTGCGGGGCTGCGCAATGGTGAGCCGAGCGACCGTGCCGTCCAGCGGGAAAGGGGTTTCATCCTCGAACTGCACCTTGATGCTGAACGCGAACGACTTCGCCCGTTCGACGGTGAAGTCGACCGGCATCAAAGGCGTGTTACCGAGCACGCTTCACACCCCTCTCCACTGTGCCGGCGAGGGGCAGGCATGCCATGTCTTCATGCCTGCCCCTCATCCGACGAACCTGACTACTGCTGCGGAGGTGCTCCGCCCTCAGGCGGTCCTTCCGGCGCAGGCTGACCGCCCTCGCCACCCTCGCCGCCGCCTCCGGCGGCCTGCTGCAGGGCGTCGATACCGGCACCAGCCAGCTCCTGGATCTGCTTGAGAAGCTCGATGAGCTGCTCCATGAGCTACTCCTCTCAGACCTGGTTGCTGGTGGCCACGTCGCCCGCGGTCTGCACCGTGAGCCCCGTGTCCATGAGACCGCCGCGGTCGTAGTCGCCATCCGCAGCGGGGGTGAACCACTCGGGCCGCGAGACCAGGGTGGCCGGACCCGACAGCGGGTAGGTGACCGGCGAGACGGACAGCTGGGCGCGAGCAGCCGCGACCTGGCCGGCGACGTAGGTGAAGCTGTCGTCGACGACGTCGAGGTTGGTGATCGAGCCGGGGAGGAACAGAGGCACGACGCCCTCCGAGAGCTGGTCGATGACCCAGCAGTCGTAGGAGAAGTCCTGCACGTACTCGGTGCCCTTGAACCGGGTGCCACCGTCCTGCTGGCGACGCTCGGAGAAGTGCTCGTAGGTCTGGATCGCGTTCTTGTACGCGGCCAGAGCCACGACCTGGCGCAGGGTGCGCGACGCGGTGCCCGTGTGGGCGGTCGGGTCGACGACCAGGTTCGAGTCCGTGAAGACCTTGGGCAGGAACTCGGGGTGGATCTTGTGGAGCTTCCACGAGCCCTTCAGCGTGCCGAGGTAGCCGGCGGCGTTGGCACCGGAGATGTCGCCATCCCGGTACAGCTTGAACGCCGACTCGGTACCCGCACCTGCGTCGATGAGCGCGTTGATGAACACGAGCTCGAGGGCGCTGGTGATGAGCAGCATGCGCTCCGAGTTGCCGAAGTTGCTGTCGAACCAGTTGTCCGAGAACAGCAGCGACAGCGCGTCGAGGGTGGACAGCGGGTCCGCGTCGTTGAGGTACATGCCCTTGATCGTGGCGAACGACGGCTGGATCTCGTTGTCGTAGTCCTCGCCCGGCTCGGCGATCCACTTGTAGTCGGCAGCGTTGCCGGTGCAAGCGATCTTGTGGGCGTTGGCGGTGACCGGGGTGGTCGCGTCACCGGCGGTGCCGGAGCCGGTCTTCGGCACGAGCTTGCCGGTCATGTGACCCGACACGGCGGCCAGCAGGCAGTACTTGTCGTGGTCGCGCAGCACGGTGGTCTGCATCTTGCGGCCGGTGTACTCCTGCACGATGTTCTTGATCGGCGAGTAACGGAGCTGCTCGTCGAACACCGTGAAGCCGAAGGAGCGGTGGCGGCTCATCGAGTAGGTGCGCCACTCGATGGGCGGCACGCCGTTCTTCCACTCGCTGGTGAACTCCGACCCGCTGTAGTGGTCGGCACCGATGCGCGTGAAGTCGGCGTCCACGATGTAGTCGTCGACGCGGATGTCGGGGACGCGGATGGACCGCGCGTTGGGGTTGGGCTTGATCTCGTTGCCGGTGAACATGCCCGCCACCGGCGACGTGATGCGAAGGTACGTGGCCAGAGCGACCTGGTAGTCGGTCAGGCTGTCCTTCTGAACGGGTGCGACTGCCATCGCAATCCTCCAGTTTTCGTGTTGGCCTGATCGTCAGGCGCTGGCAGGTGGAACCGTAGAGCCATCTGTCAAGGATTCCGAGGAACCCATTTCAGAAGTTGGTGAAGTTGTCCCAGATGAAACTCCTGAGGCACCTAGTGCCTTCAGAATTTCCGCCTGAGTCTGGGCAAGCAGGGCAATTTGCTCCTGCATCTGTGCCATTCCTTGGTGCTGCAGGTCCATCAACTCGCCCATGCTGGTGGCTGCTCCGGTGATCTGCTCCTCCACACCGGCCACACGCTGGGTGATTGATTCCGCGATGTCGTGCTTGCCACCAAATGCCAGTCCGATCTCCTTGGCGGAGGCTGAACCGGACAGCTCGATCTGGCGGCTGATGATGTACTGCATCGCCAGGGCCGCGTTCTTGAGCATCTCCGGGTCCTGAGCTGCGGCCAGAGCCGGCATCGCCTGGGAGAGCGGGACGAACATCTGGTTCAGGATGCGCAGCTGCTTCTCATCCTCCATCTCCACCAGGGAGCCAGGGACAGTCTTGACCCAGTACTCGGTGGCGAGCTCCTCGAAGTTCATCTCGAGGGTGCCGTCGTCCTGCAGCTGATCGGTGGGGAATCCCTCACGCAGCAGCTTGATGCGGGCCTCGGCCGTCGGCGCAACCTTCTTGACCGCCTTCAGCTCCTGGAAGTAGATCGTCAGGGCGTAGGAGCAGTAGTGGCTGAAGAAGGACTCGATGGCCTTCTGGTAGTTGTTGGTCGTGATGTCGACCATCGCCTGCTGAGCCTCGACGCCCTGCGGGGTGGCGCTCATGCCGGAGCCGGCCTGCGTCGCCATCTGCTGGTCCGCAGATCCGATGAGGTTCACCATCGAGCCGAGGTTCTGCTGGCTGATGCTGCCGTACTGCATCAGCGTCCCGGTGTTCACCTCGAACGGTTCGATGCGGGCGTTCGGGTTGCTGATCTGCGTGTACTTGCCGGGGCTCAGGTTGGGCACCGAGTTGACGGCCCCGTAGCCCAGGATGCTGGGGTTGATGTTGCGGTACCAGAGCTTCATCGCACCGTTCAGCATCAGGTCCTGGAAGTCCTGGCGGCCGATGAGGAGCTCCACCTGCGACTTGCCGAGTGGCTGCAGGCTGTCCTTCTCGAGCACCAGGAAGTGGACCGGGTGCTGCTTGAGCGGGTGCTTGTTCTTCTCGATGCGCAGCAGGTTCTTCGAGTGGCCAGAGAACGTCAGGAACGGCATGCCGGTCGAGGAGTACCAGGTGATGATCTCGTAGCCCTCGGGCACGATGCCGAACTTCTTGGTCTGGTAGTCGACGCTCTCCTGCGTGCGGCTGTACGTCGAGTTCTTCAGCATGTCGATGAGCGCAGCCTTGTCCCAGCCAACCGCATCTTCACGGATCAGCGCCTGGACCTCGCCCTTGGTGAGGTAGCGGCGGACGAAGACGTACTGCGCATCACGGACGTCCTTAGCCCCCGGCTCGGGGAAGACATCCCGATAGTTCAGGGCGTCGTACTTGATGTACCAGCTGCCCGCCGCATCTTCCAGCAACGTAGGCACGACGGCATCGAACCCGAGTGTCAGCGCAGACTTCACTGACGAGAACAGGTTCTGCTGCATGTCGTTGCTGTACTGGTCAGAGCCAATGATCTTCGACGTCAAGATGTGGCGGGCGAAGATCCCAGGCGCCGAGTCATCGTCGAACTTGCTGATGACTTCGACGTTCGGGCAGTTCTGCACCAGGTTGCGGGCGATGCGCCGGACGAGACCGGCTGTCTCCCCCGAGCTGATGTTGGGGAGATCTGCCTTCGGCGAGATGACTTGCCCGTCGGCGAGAGCTTCCAGCTTGTGGTACGTGCCGACGCGCTGGTCCATCTCGCGCTTGTAGTTCTCGTAGTCGCTGTACAGCGACCCCGCGAACGAGCTGTGCCGGCGCACCTCAAGGCACCCATCGCGCTCGTCGATGCGGTAGTCGTCGTACCAGTCCGCGAACTCGAGGACGGGCTCGTTCATCACTGCCATTCGTTCAACCTTCCTCGGTCGCTGAAGACACGTTCTCGGTTGATCCGAGAGCGGCGGACATACGGGCTGTTCGTATTGATGAACGGGATTCCTTCGACGCGCGGAGCCTGTCCGTCAGGGAGATCGTCCATGCGGGTGAAGAGGGCGCGCGCGAAGCTACTGCCGCCGCCGCCATAGCCGCTGCTGCCGTACTTCTTGCGGCTGACGTAGGGGTCCTTGTCGGGGTTGAGCGTCTTTGCGGCCACCTTGTCCAGAATCTCGTTGACGTCCTTCGGGTCAAGTTCAGGCTCCTGCTGTCGGACAACTGCATGGAGACCGGTGTTGATGCCGGTCACTTCGTCGACCACCTTGCCGAGCTTGTCGAGCGTGGTGCCCGGACCCGCGTCAGGGATGACGTTAGCGAGCGGGATGCCGAACGCCTGCGCAACGCGCGAGCGAGTGAACGGCGTGGCCCAAGGACGCCCGTCCGGTCCGAGTGCGAACGTCACGTTCAGCTGGTCGTACTTGATCTTGTTGCTGATCGGGATGTCCTGCGAGTAGATGATGCTCTGCAGCCCGACGGTGCCCGTCTCCTTGTCTCCATACCAGATGCGGTTCATCACGAAGTTCGCCGCTTCGGTGCCGAGCCCGAGGTTGATGGCGTCCTGCTTGATCTCGGTGAGCATCTCCTCAGCGATAGCGTCACGCTGCTCGCGGGTCAGTGCAAAGCCACGGAGGCTCGGGTCGCCCAGCTGCACGGAACCCTTGTACAGGCTGTTGATCACGGCCTTGTTGCCGTACTTGGTGAAGCTCTCCGCTCCATCCTCAGTGATCTGAGTGAGCGCGGTGTCTCCGTTGTTGGCGTCGTAGATGATCTTTGCCCGCGCCTCAAGCTCCGCCTGGTCCCACCGCTCATCGGTCGTGGCTTCCCAGTTCGCCTTGAGCACGCGGACGATCTCGGCTTCGGTGAGGCGGAACTCGCCACCCTGACCCTTGAAGGCTGCGTAGACCAGAGCCTTGCCCTCTTCGGCATTGAGCTCGGGTCGCTCGATCACCTTCTCCTTGGGTGCCATGTTCTCGCGGTTGTACGAGCCCTTGAACCCCTGGCCGGTGAACAATGACAGCAACGTCGCAGCCACAGCGTTGTTCTTGGTGTAGTTGTGCAGAGCCGCGTCCGTGCCGGTGCGTGTGAGGTAGGGCGTGATGATCTCGCCGTCGGGTCCAACCACAGCTGTCCGTGCATCCGTCTTCTGCGGGAGCTCCGTCCCCTGCGTCCGGTCGAGACCGTCGGTTGCCTGGTCATCCGTCTTGGGCAGGATGAACGGGTTGCGCTCATACTCATCGAACGCCACGTACAGCGTGTTGACGAACGAGTTCTCGATGAGGGCGCGCTCCAGAGCACCGAATGCAGTGATGAGCAGGCTGTTCGTCATGGCCGCAGCGTTAGGGTCACCGGACGCCTTGCGCGCCTCCTCCTGCGCCTCGAGCACCAGCTGCGTTGCCAGCATGTCGCCCTGCTCGATCAGCCGGTCGACACTGTTGGGGAGCGCGGCATACGCAGCCTCGAAGCCGTACCGGATCTCGCGGAAGTCTCCGGTCTCGAAGAAGCGAGCCATACCCATGATGGGCGCGGAGAACTGCTGGATGATCCAGTGCGGGACGATCGCACTGTTGCCGGCGTCGTTCTTGAACATGTTGTTGAGGAACGGGATCTTGTCCAGGTAGATCGCGTCAGCGAACGTGAACGAGTTCTCCGGCTCACGGGGGTCCAGGTAGTTCGGCATGTTGAGGTACTTCGACAGGCGCTCGCGCCGGCGATCCTCGTCGTCGCCACCCCCGAGGCCCAGGCGTCCGAACTGCAAGCCCAACGCCATGAGCATCGTGAGCGTGGCCCCCGAGCGGATGAACGTCTTCTGCAGATCGATGGTCTCAAGGACGTCGAGGTTGTCCCAGGTGTCCTGCTCGCCACCGAGTCCGATCTTGGACAGAACGGCCGGCTTGTGCCGAGCGTCGAAGAACATGGCGATGAGCTGGTCCCAACCGCTCATGCCGGTCAGCGTCACCAGACGACCGGTGTTGAAGTTGGTGAACGCAAAGGGAATCTGCAGCAGGTGGCCGGGCACGTTCACCAGCGGACTTTCACGGCTGATCATCCAGTGGATGGGTGCCATGATGGCCTTGCCGGGGAGCGTGGCCTTCGTGCCGCGCGTGTTCGCCAGACGGTTGAGCCCCAGCTGGTGAGCGTTCAGACCTTCACCATTCATCAGCTGCTTGATGGCCAGCGGGTTGCGGCTCATCAGCGCCACGAACTGGTCGACCGAGATCTGGTTGCTGTTCGTCGCGTTGAGGTACTCGAGCACGCCGACAAGGTACTGGCGAGCAAACGCTGTCATGCGGGTGCCAAAGCGGGGATCCGAGATCATCCGCGCAATCGCAGTAGCGGCCTGCTCCAGCTTGATCGAGACGCGCTGGTTGGCACGCGGGTCGTTCTTCATGATCTCGACCTGGTAGTTGAGCTCGTTGAGCAGCTCAGACATCCAGAGCTTGTTCGAGCCGAGTGACCGTGCCAGACCCTTGAGGGCCTGCACTTCATCTGCGGTGTACTGCGGGCTGATGGCCTTGTCCTCGAACATCTTCGCCAGCGTCTGACCACCGACACCCATGTACTGGCCGGTGAGCATGTCAGACACGTTCTGGAACGCGCTCATGATCGGGACCTCGATGAAGCCAGAGACCCAGATCGCAGGGTTCAGCATGCGGTTGATGATCGAGATGTTGACCAGCGATCGACCGAACGCAGTGCCTTGGACGTGGCTGTCGATGGTGACGCGACCCTCGGCAACGAAGTCAGCAAGCGCTGGCTTCTCAGCCTTGGCCATCTTCTTCATCGAGCGCCATGCGCCCTGCTGGTTCTTCTTGTCGTGCATGGCGGCAGCCACCACGTTCGGGGCGTCCATGCCGTTGAAGACCTGGTCCTTGCCAAGGTACGTCTCGATCGTGCGGTCCATCGACTCGAGAATGATGGGAGCCCGCATCAGCGCACGCTCGGCCGGGTCCAACGAAAGGTTGAGGGTGACCTCATCCCAACGGGCCTGCAGGTCGGCGAACGCCTCGGCCTTGTTGGGGCTGGCCAGCTCCGCGTTGACCATCTCGTTCGGGGTGAGAGGCAGGCCGATCGTCGAGGGTGTGACAGAGGTGTAGGTCTGCCAGAACCCGTTGAGGTCTGAGCTGAACATCGTCTCGAAGTCATGGCGGGAGGTCTTCACCTGGCCGATGATCGCCTCGACCCACTTGGCCCAGTCAGTGGCATCCACTCGACCGGAACGACCACCACGTGCAGCGGGGCGCCACGGCTGTGCCTGACCCTGCTGGGCCTTGAACACGCGCTCGAGGAACAGCCGAGCGTGCGGGAGCGGTACTTGCCCACCATGCAGCGGGTTCATTCCTTCGCGGAGGTTGTCACGAATGATCGTGAGCGTCTCCTTGTACAGCTTGGACTTGATGTCCAGGAACTCTTCCTGATCCTTGGCAAGCCCAGGCGCTCCGAGGTACTGCCGCACCAACATGTCCAGCATGGCTTCATTCGCGGAGTACAGGGCCGGGTCGCCCATGTTGAGCGTGCTCAGGATGCTGCTGATGATCGGCTCGATCTCCGTCATGTCCCAGTCGGTCTTGTCGACTGGCTGCGAGTACAGGCGCATCCGCGCTTCTGCCCGCTCGATGACCCGCTGCTCGAGGTAGGTGCGCTGCTGCATCTTGTTGAAGCTGTCGTCCAGCTTGAGTACCTGCGGGATCAACCCACGCATCGGCGACTCAGGCTCCGTCGAGGAGTAAGGCAACGCGAGGTCACGGGTGAACCACTCGACCGTGAAGTCATCGATGACCGTGCCGTCTTCCTGCAGGCGTTCGGGGTTCCGCGGAACACGGCCACCATCACTGATCTTGTCCACCACATTGAGCATGTGGGGCGAAACCTTCTGCTGCGACTTGGTGACCTGTGTGTTGGCCTGCACGATGGGATTCTCTTCGGCCGGCACGTACTCACCGAAGTTGAGGATGACATCGCGGTACACCGGGTTGTTGCCGTCAGCATCCGTGACCAGGTAGCTGAACGTCCAGTCATCGGACAGCTGGTACGGGTCCGGGCCACCTTGCGGATCGCGCGGCAGCTGGCTCCGCATGCGCTCGAAGAGGTAGGCGCGCGTCGCCGGAAAGCGCATGTCGTCCAGCGCCTGCGTCATGATGGCCGGCATGAACTTGACGAGCTGTGAACTGTCGAGGCTCTCGAGATTCATGAATCCCGTGGAGCCGATGACGTCGTCGTAGTTGACACCAGGGAGCGCAAGCGTGCCGAGCAGCACCGATGCGATCCGCTCGTTCACGTTCTCCGAGGTGCCCGGCCCTGGCAGGACCCGGCTCAGCAAAGCGTCGTAGTCCAGCTGGGGGAAGAACGCTTCCACCATCGGGCGAAGCTCCGCTTGGATGCCCTCGAACATCGTGTTGGTGTCGAGCAGAGCCAGCAGCTGAGCCTTCGTCATGTTGGTCGGCAGTCCGGCCCACTCGCGGAGGAAGCCCTGGATGTAGTCCATCTGCTCCGCCCGGCTCATGCCGGTGGTGTCGTAGAACGGGGCAAAGAAGTCGATCAGGGAATCCTTGAAGTCAATTCCGAAGAACGCGAACGCATTGCGGAAGTTGTTGACGAGCTGCTGCGTCGCACCCTTACCGACAACAGCCTTCTCGCTGACCTCGCCGAGGATGGAGAGTTGGTTGTTGGGCTGCAGGCTGAGCGGGATGTTAGTCGGCTTGATGTCGCGCGGGGCGGTGGTCAGGCCGAACTTCAGCCCTTCGTAAGCGCCGACGATCTTGCCGGTCTTCTGCAGCACGTACGAGCCACGCGCCTCCATGCCACGCGACGTCGACTGCACGGAGTGAACCCGCGTCATCGTGTTCGTCGTCTGCGTAGGGATCAACCGCGGCGGAGAGACAGCCACACGGAACGGTGACGGGACGTGCGCCGCATCGACCAGTGTCTCCTGGGCGCTGTTGTTGTTGAACTGCTTGATGAAGTCCTTGGGGAAGTCGTATCCGTACCGCGCCAGCACCACGTTGTTCTTGCTGTCGACCACCGGGATGATGTCGCCCGGCAGAAGGTCGCGCCCCACCAGGAGCTCGCCCGCCTGTAGGACCTCGGCCAGGACATCAAGAGCGTCATCGAACGAGCGCACCCCAGGCTCGACGAGTCCATCGGAGTGGCGCTTGTACAGCGGAGCGCCATCCGGATCCGGCGAGCCGTCAGTTCCTGAAGCCAACTGTCGGAGAGTCGCGCGCCCCTCTGGGTTAGCGATCAGGGGAAGCAGGAACTTCTGCAGCAGAGCGAGCTGCGCCTGGTTGCCCAACCCGTTGAGCGGAAGTCCGAAGGAGTAGGCCGCACCATTCGGACCCTGCGGGTCGAAGTCAGGGTGCGACACCGTGTGCTGGGTGGGGATGATGACGTTGAGCCAGCGTGTGGCCTCCCGCATCCGATCCTCGTAGATGAATGCGCCGCCCTCACTCATGGCGAGGTCAGTCGGGTTCACACCCCACACGCTGATGTTCCTGCCGGTCACCGTGTGCGTCGCCGTCAGCGAGCTCTGCTCTGCACGAGACGTGGCTCCCATGTCGTTGAGCTCGGTGATCGGCTCGAAGAAGAAGCTGCTACCTGCCACGCCCTGGTACGGCAGGTTGTTGGTGATCCAGTCGGCCACCTCTGCGCGCAGCGTCGGGCTGGGGGCACCCTTCGACATCAGCACGAAGGAGACACCGCGATCGGACAGCTGCTTGATCGCGTTCGTGACGTAGCGAATGGCATCGGTGTTGTTGCCGTTGAACAGACCGTCTCGGATGCCGACAAGGTCAATGGCAACGACGTCGCCGTAGACCACCGATGTGGCACTGGCGGTGTCCTCGAAGCCCTGCTTGATGTCGACCTCGGTGATGACACCGGTCGCCATGCCGGAGGTCTTGCGCGCGTTGATGTCACCGGTCAGCAGCCACGTGACGTTGAGCGCACTCGGCTTCAGCTCGTTCATCCGGCTGGCCATCGAAGCCGCGGTCAACGAATCGATGAGGTCGCTCTGTCGGATTGTCTCAGCCGGCAGTCCGATGATGTTCGGAAGCAGCGCCTCGAGCTCGATCGCGGAGCGGATCGTCGTCTCGTTGCGTGTGGAGATCTGCTGCGGAGTGTTGTCACCGGTGGTCTGGCGCTGCCGCTGAGCGAAGACAACCGCGGTGATGCCGGTGTCCTGGATCGGGATGCGCCGCGGTGCCACACCACGCGCTGCCGCGCCACGCTCATCGTTGAGGTAGGTGCGGTTGAGCAGACCCACGGTCGCCACAGGACTCTGTGACAGCTCACGCTGCTGGCCCAGGTTCTCAAGCCCGAGACGCTTGAGCGTGGCCTTGTCCAGCGGAGGCAGCCCGCTGCTGTCGAACTGGTTGAACAGCGGCAGCCCGCGAACAGAACCTGGCACACCTTCGAGGGAGTTCTGCTGGAACAGCGTCTTGGCGACGTCGTCACTGATCGGAACAACCTCGAACAGCGGCGGCTTCTCACCGGCCGCAAGAGCCGCAGACTCAATCGCAATCGCTTCTTCCGGCCAGATGAACTCGCCGTCCTGCGTGCGAATGACGTGACGGAACTTGACGAGCTTGTAGAGAGCCGGAAGGTCGGCCATCTGCAAGCGCCCGGTCTCGTAGGTAATGCCGGCGAGGTGCAACGCCTTGCGCCACATGAGCTCGGTGACCGTACTGGAACTGGTCTCAGTCGTCAGCACGTTGCGGAAGTCGGAGGTTTGGTAGGTGTAGAACGCCATACCGGACTTCATGAAGTCCAGCGGACGCTGCTGGCCCAGGTTGTTTAGCGCCATCGTGCGGAAGTACATGGCGGCGACGGGGCTGGTGCCGGAGTTCCCCTCGAACTCGCGCCCCACGCCATCGAAGTAGATGTTGTTGAGGAACTGCGGCGCCGGCGGGCGCTTGTCGACGTCGACAAACTCAACGCTGAGAGTGAACCGCCGCATGCCGGGGTTCTGCAGCTGCACTCGATCGATGGCGCGCTGCAGCTGCTCCATCGTCAGAACCTTGTAGCCCGAGTCACGGACCTCATCGGAGATGTAGCTGTCGAGCCCGACCTCGTCGAAGAGGTCCAGCTCCTCCTGAAGATCCGGCGACGTCAGCTTCAGCGACGACATGAAGTGGTGCTCGAGCTTGATGAGCATGGCCGGGTTCGTGTCGTACAGGAACTGCGTGATGTCAGTGCCGGCTTCGACTTCGATGCCAACCGTCTCATGCGCGGTGGCCGGGTCCGGCAGCTCGAACGTGACCATGCCAGCGTTCACGTACGCCTGCATGGTCTTGGGGATGGAGCCCTTGGTCTCGAGCTCGCGGTTCGCAGGCGTGCCATTCACCGCACGGCGGACCTTGACCGACTCGACCGGAATGCGTGTAGTCCAAGTCCCGAGGTTCTCCGCACGGAACAGACGATCCGAGAAGTACTGCACCAACTCGGGCACACTGAGCTCGGTGCCGATGCCAGCCATCGACGACTCTATGACGTACTCGGTGGCGTCGATCAACGTCGGGTCGAACAGGCGGTCGACCAGGTAGCTGAACGTGTAGTCCATGTACGAGGTCTGCAGTGCATCGGTGGTGTCGATCTCCGTGAGGCCCACCCATGCAGCGGTCGGGCTCACCGACTGCGCAACCAGCACGGTGGCCGCCAACTCGCGCAGCTTGGCCCAATCCACAGCAGCCACGTCTTCAGGGTTCAGCGCCCCAGTACGGAGCTGGCTGAGCAGCGTCTGCACCTGCTCGACGAGAACAGCGTTGTCCTTGCTCTGCAGGCGGGCGAGCGTCGCGCCCGAGCCCAGGTAGTTGAGGATCCGCTCGATGCTGGACGCCTTGGTCTCGTCCGAAGTCTCGTCGATCTCAAAGCTGGCGAGCGCAGTCTCCACCGTGATGAACTGCGACTGGGGGTTGAGCGCACGAAGGATGCGCAACGGCGAGCTCGCGTCGATCGCCTGCAGCCGTTCCGCCTCTTCGATCGCTTCGATGTCCGCGGGGTTGGCGGTGAGCTTGACGTTTAGCTCAGCCTGCCGCTTGTTCAGCGCGTCGGCGGCCTGCTGCTCCAGCATCTGCTCCAGCAGCTGGTAGGTCTGAGGCTCGTCGCGCTTCATGCGCGCGATCGGGTCGCCGCCCAGTGCTCGACTGGTCAGCTCCTCACGCAAGAGCCGCTGCGCCTTGGCGCGCATCTCCGGCTCCTTGATGAGCGCGATCCGCCGCAGCGCATCCATGATGTCGACCACGAGCTGCTGGCGAAGGCGCTTGTCGTTCTTGCCCTCGGCCGCCGGAGAGTGCATGTAAGCAACGACGAAGTCGTTCACCAGGTGCAGCGCGGGGTGGGACGCGGCTGCCAGCTCCTCGGCAGAGCCGGAGCGGGCTCGGCCCAGGGCTGCCGACTCGATCAGGCCCATGAGCGTGTAGGCGTTGGTGACCCGGCCATCACCCGCCAGGTCGAGTACATCGGTGAGGCGCTCCTCGCGGAGAGCAGCCGCGATGTCTGCGGAGTCGCTGTTCAGGGAGTACTCCTGCAGCGCGTTCTCCATGTTGATGTCGAGGCTGGTGGGCAGCACCACTGCACGAGCCAGCATCTCGGTGTTCGGATCCTTGAGCGCCGCGAGCACGCCGGCCACGGTCGAAAGGTCCACGACCGGGGTGTAGGAGCCATCGGGGTACATGATGCGAACCGGGCCTTCGGCCAGCATCGAGAAGTTCGATGCCACATCCTCGTACTTCAGCGACGTGATGTTGTTCAGCTCCGCGTGCGGGCCGCCATACGCGCCCATCGACGTGTTGGCGAACACGACCGCACCCACCTGGCGCAGGCGTTCGTCGGCCTTCGCCTTGTCGTGCATGATGAGCACGGCCTGCTGAGCAGCTTCGATCGCCTGGTCGTAGACGTTGACACCCTTGACGGGCGGGATGTTGCGGCGGTGCTCGATCGCAAGCTTGAGCAGCAGCAGGAGCTCGTCAACATTGGACGGCTCGGCACTCGCAGACTGAAGGTCGAGCAGTGCCGAGTCGTCTCCGCCGAGAACCTCGAACCGGCGGACCATCGCGTCGATCGTGGAGCGTGACTTGGTCTGCACTTCCTCCATGCGACGAGCTTCGGTCGTCATGTGCTGCAGACGATTGACCATCTTCTCGAAGCGGTCACGAAGGACAGCTCCCGGCATGGCCGAGTTGAACAGCTCGTTCGGCAGCGTCTCGAAGTCGGCGACGTCGTCGTACCACGGAACCAACTGCTCGCGCCCGTTCATGATGAGCGGGTTGTCGTTGAAGACCGCGAACAGCTCGTCCATGTTCTTGGCGGAGAACATGGCCTTCTGCAGCTGGTTCAGCGTGAAGCCGCCATCCACCTCTGCATAGCGCGCAGCAGTGTGAAGGTTCTGCAGGAAGCGCGACCGGATGCGGCCGTAGGGCACGCCGGCCATCGTCTTCTTGGCGTCGATAGTCGCAGCCTTCTCACGATTCTCGTGCTCGACCTGCGCACCCAACTGCTGGTACTGGTCAAGGTGCGAGCCGACGTAGTACTTGACGACAGCCCGGGGGATGTTGGTCTCCGTGAGCGCATCCATCACCCATGCCTTCACCACGACCTCGCCGGTCTGCTGATCGATGGCGAACGTGGCGAGACGGCTGTCTTCGGTGAAGAGTGCCTGCAGGGTCTTCGGCAGATCCGGGTCACTCTTCATCAGGTCCAGCAGAACGATGCGCCGGCGCTCCTGCTCGGTCGCGTTCTGCGGGTACTGCTGGCTCAGACGCTGGCGGTGGCGCTTCTCCCACTGGTCGATGCGTTCGCCCAGTGCCTTGAAACCAGCCTCAACACGGGTCTGCATCGTGTCGCTGCGGCTCTTCATCGCCTTGTAGTGCGTGTCCGCCGTGGCCTGCAGCGCGTCGACAAGGATGGTGTACCCGTTGATGCGGCCGTCCAGCATCATCGTGGTGATGCCATCGGGCCCGTCAAGCGTGTACGGCGGGTCGCCCAAGCCGTGATGCTTGAGGTACCCGATGCCGTTCTTCATCAGGTGGATCTTGTGGCTGCGCTGATGCGAAGCCAGCCCGATGAGTTCTTGCTGCAACTGCTGAACGGTGAGGTTCGCACCGAGCGATGCGTGCAGATCGCCGAGCAGTGTGCCGAGCTGGTCGCCGGCAAAGATCTCCACCAGTGCGGCGGACGCCGAGTAGGAGTGCTCGCTCTGCGGGCGAGTCAGACGCTCGAGCGCGCGGAGCTGGTTCGTCGTGTCGGTATCGCCCTGCTGCTGCTCGTACCGCAGACGCTCGATCTGCACCGAGCGGCGCAACAGCATCTGGGCGACAGTGACACGGCCCTTGTTGCCGGTCGTTCCGCCATCAGGCTGGAAGTCGTAGTCGGGCGTCGCAGCCTGCCCGAGCGCCAGCATGAGCTGGCCTTCCTCTGCCGCGGTGTAGGTCTTGCCCTGTTCACGCCCGAGCTCGACCACCATCTCGCGGAGCCATGCGCGGACCCGCGACAGGACCACGTCCTGCCGATCGATCGTCTCCTGCTGGGTGTCGACCTCGTTGCTGCCGAGCAGCATGTACAGCCGGGCCAGCTCGATGACCTTGTCCGGCTGCATGCCGGCGGTGGTCTCCGCCGTGGCGTCACCGAAGCCGACCGCTGCCCGCAGCCACGACAGGTAGTGGACCTTTTGCGAGGAACGCTGCGCATCCGCGCCCAGCGTCAAGGAGATGTCAGCGCCGAGCGTTGCCGTGTCTTCGAGCAGTGAGTTCACGGCGGTCGACGTGGCGGCACGAACGGTGGCCGGATCGGTGACCCCAGCGTTCCGGCGCAGCGTGTAGTCGTACAGCTCCTGCTTGCGCTGGATCTTCATGAACGCCAGCGTGATCTGCCCCGACAGGTACGGAACCTCCTGCACACCAGTGTCCTGGCCACGCTGCAGAACAGCAGTGCGATCCGCCGTCACCAGTGCGTTCAGTAGGTTCATCCGCGCATCGGGGTTCCCGGCGGTCACCTCCTGGTAGAACGCGATCAGCGCGTCGTTCAGGAACCGGGCCTCGAGGATGCCGTCGTAACGGTCGAGCAACCAGGTCCCAAAAACGTCGATCTCGTCGTCGACGATCTGCGCGGGGACTCCGCGACTCTGCGCCCAGATCCGCGTCTTGTTGAGGAACTTGGCTTCCTGGTCCGGGTTGTCCATGACCACGGCATGCGGAGCGTCCGGCTCGCCGGTCTGCTTCGGGTCCTTGATGATGAACTGCGAGCCGCGGCGCAGCGCCTCGCGGCTGGCCTTCGGGTAGTACGTCCCGCTCAGGTCGACACCGTCGTCGCCGTCGAAGTCAGCGTTCAGGATCTTCAGCACCGTCTGGTGCAACTGCATCACGCCGTGCGCATTGGTGCGGGTCAGGTCGTACGACACCTGCGGCACCAGTCGAACCTGCGAGCTCTGGCCCATGAGCGGCTGGCGGCCGTAGATGATCTCGACCGCACGCTGCACCAGCTCCGGGTCGCTGACCTGCAAGACCCCGCCGTCCGGCAGCACCCACCGCCCGTTGTCGGCGGCATCGCGTAGCCCGATGTTGAGGGTGTCGATCATCGCGCGCCGGACGTTCTCGTCGGTCTCCGCGACGTACTGCTCCCACATCCCCGCGAGCTGACGGGCCACGATCTCCATGACCTCGTTCAACTCAGTGACGTCCTGCAGATCCTTCTCGGAGGAGGCGATGAGCTGATCCGCCTCATCCATCAGCGCCTGGTCACCGGCCGTCTCCGCCGCCGCACGTGCTGCTCGAGCCTGCGTAAGCGTGGCGGTGATGTCCTGGGCGTGAGCCTGGAACATCTCGGCCTTCAGCTGGAACCGGCGGCCCACCTGCCACCAGGACATCTGCGTGTCGGTGACCGACCCCTTGATGTCCAGGAGCGTACCGTCCGTGTCGAACAGCCGCTCCTGAATCAGCGGCGCCAGCTTGAGCTGGCCGTAGCCGTTGGGGACGTTGCCGGAGCCTTCAGCCGTGGCGGTGATGTCGTCGACGGTGTACAGACCCAGCGGGTTCTGCATGCCCTCTTCGTACGCCTGGAGGTCGCGGGCCATCTTGATGAGCTGGCCGATCTCACCGACCTCGTCCTTCTTCCGGGTGGCGAGCGCGACGATCATCTCGTCGGTAAACCCGTCGGAGTACGCCGCCCACTCCTCCTGGCTGGAGAACTGCATGGCGTTGGCGAGCTCGACGTTCTCCCGCGCCCGCTGGCGCATGATGGCCATTTGATCCGACCGGCCCATCCCGGGCTTCCCCAGATGCATCTGGGATCCAAGGGCCATGCCGGCGCCGCTGGCGAAACCGTAGGCCGCCGACCGTGCAACCGCGAAGCCGTCGTAGTCGCCGGAGTACGCCATCGGGTCGAGCAGCGCCTGGGCCGCCTCCTCCGCACCTTCCGCGAACCCGGTGAGCAGCGCGTTCTGGAACTTGGTGGCGTTGTACGCCATGTCCAGATGCGCCCGGTAGAAGTCATCAGCCCCGACCCGACCCGCATCCGCCGCCTTGAGCGCAGCCCTGC